TTGGCACCACAGGACTCCCTAAAAGGGCCTTCTGTGAAGCTCTTGTCCACATTGGGAATAAAACCAAGAAACTGCAGGAAACGCATTAGGTCTTCGCTCTTCTCTCGTTCTATGATGATATCATCACCATAGACAGAAAATTGCTTAGACTTTACTGCGTAACATGCAGCAGAGAAGATCAAAGTCTCTAAGCCGAACGTTGCGCCGTTCCCCATTGAGGAGAACTTCGCATATTTCACGACATCGCTGCCGTGAATGCGTCCGAATTTAGAGCGGATATCATCTAAATACCGGGACCACGGCTGCGGAAGCAGCCAGGCGACAGTATTATAAGATAAGGTATCCGAAGCCATTGACATATCTATCGTCGACATCTCGTCGGTGATGGACGCTTCTTTGGCTAGTCTTTGATTTCTAGACTGGTCTGACAGATCGATTCCTCTTTTCAGAAGTTTCGATTTAACGTACGTATCGAAGGCAAGTTGAAGGGTAACATTACCCTCAGCCTCGCAAGCGATCGTCCTGCCTGTCTTCCAGTTCTTAGGCACAACCTCCACACGATTAAACGCAACAAGCTGGGGCTTCAGCAAACCATATCCATAGAAACGAGATAAGGCTTGTAAGTAAGGCTCAGCTCCGCGAGTGCACACCAATTTCTTAGAAATCTTGAGAAAAGGGTGCGCCTTGCGGCGCGATCGTGTAACAGTAGCGCCAGAAGTGACACGAACCAACCTAGGAAGTAGATCTAGGAAAGGTTCAAACGGACCAAGTACAGTAGTTATATACTTTTGCGCTCGAGACATCCACAACTTCACATCAGGACCTAAGCGGTCGTGGTGAAGGTAGTAGTGTTCGAGCCGTCGATTTGATATCCTACAAAGCTTCTCAGCACGTTCAAATGTACTGAGAGCTGTAGGCAAAGCGACGTCAGCATCAGTAAACGCCGTATTCTTCTTGAACATGGCTTCTACTTGTAACAACGCCCGCAACAACTCCCGACTTGCAAATGCTGTCGGAATGGTGTCACTACAAGATGCAAGGTTTCTAAGATTTCTAGAGCGGATCCAGCCAAGGATCTTCTTAGTTATCTCAGGACCGAGCACGCCTTCTTTGTCACTTACGTATAGTCGACATATGTCGTACGTTAACGTTTTGGGGTTCATCGCGAATCTCCAAATCTAGGTTGCTTGCTTACTTTTGCCGCTTAGACCAGACTCGATAGCCAACTACAATCAGTAGTATGACTACTCCGTATGGTCCAAGCTGCTCCAGTAGGGGTCCTATTTCACCCGAACGCTCAACTATCCAGTCAAGGATAGCAGCGTCTGTAGTATCCATTACTTTAGATACTCCTGGGTTGAAACAGTATTCCCAAACTCGTCTCCCGCGACAATGTCGCGGAATATGGCGAGAGCAGCAGTTACGTCCGCACTGACCCCATCAATTGGGCGGCGGACAACAGCCTGGAAGGTGACACGAGAACTTAACGGGTTACCCGATGCGTCCTCAGTTCCCGAAAGAACTGAGATCGTATCTTCGATGACCGTTTGGTTCCCAGAAGGCACTTTACGCTTCTGAATAACGAGGCGCGGATCTTGCGCCGTGTGGCCCGTATAAGTGTAAGTGCGAGAGTTCCCATTATCGGAAAACTCTGTGAGTGCAGTCGTCATGGCTGCCATTAGCTTCTCCTTTTAAGTTTTAGGAAGTGCAACTCGAAGTTCCGAGCTATGAGATTGTAGTGGACAAGTTGAGCAATGTCTAACGTTGCCAGGTCGAGGTCATCAAACATGATTACCCCGGCCCTACGCATCCGTTCAAGGCATTTTTCAAGATCGTCCAATATACACTCTCTAAACTCGGTCGTCGTCATTGTACTATCCTCACTTAAGTAACGCCTTCTTAAGCAATGCGATGGCATCAACTACGTTGAGCCAACTCATGTTTAAGTTGACGGTGGGTGTAAGTTGCACAGTTGCAGGATTACGTTCAGTATAGATAACTTCAGACTTACCCTTAAAAGCGTAAGTCGCGTCGACCCAGGGATCTTTGGCATAAGATACCAAAGGAATCAGCTCGCGAGAAATCGAAAGCTGGACCCCTGAGGCGGCTTGGTAGTCTTTACTGATACGTAGGAAGTGTAACGCATTTATCCAGGAGCCCACCTGAATAACCCAGTCGACCACAAAACTGTAAGGGATTAATTCCCAAGCAGTTAAAATGGGGTCGACACGGATTTTAGGTGGTTTGATGTCAGCTATGATCGTTCCACGCGCACTACCCTTGACTGAAGTTACAAGGGAGTGTTCCGCGTAGAAATTGACCGCATCTGACACAATAGTGCTACTCTCGACTACTTCGTCGATGTTGTAGCCTACTCGCTGTTTAAAGCGATGACGCTCTTCATCGAAGTTCTGAAGTACCTCGTTAAGATTGATTAGATCATAGACGAGGGGACGCCACCCATAGCGGGCTTCCAACCATGCGGTTGCGAAGTCCTTCCGAGACATATACTCAGCTAAACGCTTAGTAATGCTCCGGAACATGAGTACCGTTTTCTTCAGTTCAGCGATGAATGTGAGGGCATCCCAGCCTTGCGAATAGATCGCGGCGGCTGCGGCCGACACCTGTCCTGCGCTATCATCACGATAGCGCGAGGCTATGTCGTAGACGTTATCTTCATATATCTCCCATTCAGGCCGTAGACAGTATTCCCCAACGTAGACTTGACGATACCCATTTTCATGGATATAATCATAGACTCCGCGGGCGGAACCACTGATCTCGAACTGAGTAAAGGGAGTATATGGTAACAACTCGCCTTGAGAAAGACGCCGGTGAAAGTTCGGTGTATCATATCCAATCATCTTTCGATGTTTGATTTGAACCACCTTACTCACCGGTATGGGATTCCCGTCAAACTCCGGAGTGTAGTTATGTACTTCTGCATCTCCAGTAGTTTTGATTAGGGGATCTTCTTT